CAAATAGGCGGGCAGCCCAAAAGAAGAAAAAAAGGCTTTCAAAGCCTCCATTGTCTGCTTCATGTAAGCTCCCACCTTTCACAGTCCGCCCGCGCAATCTGCGCGGATGACTGCGCCGGGGTCTGGTAGTCCTGCAATGTCGAAATAATGCGGTACACTTCTTCGTCAGACACGCGCTTCACAACCGAGTGATATTTCAGCGGTGTGCCCTTCGGCACCACGATCACAAGCCGCTCTTTGACCTCGGTCTTTGTGCCTACGGTGATCTCCGGCGTGTCCTCTTTGCGGATAAACGCATTGAAGCTCGCGCCAGCCACCCATTGCGACTTGTACCCGCCGCCGGGGTCGTCCACCGGCACTTCAACCATCAGCACAAAGGGCGACATCATTGTTTTAAGTAAGCTCATTGAGCCGCCTCCATTGCTTCAACTGGTGCTTATAGGCGTTCTGCCATGTGGCTATGTAGTCGCCGGTCACCTTGCCAGTCGTCATTTTGGTGTACCGATAAACCCCGATCATGTCCTCGGACTGGTACGGGTTCTTCATAACGTCGTCGTACTTGTCCACCCACGCTTCGATCTCGGTTACCATGTCCAGAAAAGACTTCGGGGGCCGCATCTCCCAGATCACGCCCGTAAACGTCTCGTCCTGCAATTCACCTTCACCGTAAACGTGTACGCCGTCGTTCATCTTTGAGCCGAACACCCGGTAATACTGCCCCACATACAAAAACGGCAATTCGATATTGCCGTCTGTAATGGTGTATGTGCCCGGATAGATCAGCTTTCGCCCCGTCGCCGTGTCCTCATTGAAGTAATTGTGAATGTACGCGCAAACCTCATCGATCATCATTCGCCCACCCTCTTTTTGCGGCCCCGTGGGGGCTTATGGGCGGGCTTCTCGGTCTCGGTGGGTTCTTGTTCGTCCGTGGCGTTCGGCGCGTCCTGGGGCGGTTTCTGGCCGCCTACGACGCACATCTCACACTCCGCGTCAGCGTCCACGATCAGCGGATGCCCCGTGCGGTTGTCGCTGCCCGCAAGCTGGGCTATCCGCTCGGCGGACACCACAAGGCCGGGGCGGGGGTATTCGTCCCCCGCCTCGTAAATGCGGTTACAGTCCTGCTTATCGGCGAACCGCGAAATGACAATGAACATCAGGTCAGCGGCGTGTTGATAACGCTGGCGACATACAGCGCGTTCGGGTTGTACAGCACGGGCATGAACAGGGCGCTGGCCTTCGTCCAGATCACCTTGGGATCGTCCTCCGCGTACTGATCGACGTACACATACGGAGAAACGGCGCTGGTCTGGGTGGTGTTGAACTTGCCAGCGGTCACCTCCGGCGGGTCGCCCCACAGACCGTCGCCCAGCTTGCCGTCGGCGGAGAAGAAGGTGATCTTGCTTTCGGGATAGTAGCGCTTGGCGCTCACCACCGGGCGGCCATTCGCGCCCATCGTCAGGGGCAGAGAATAGGTCGCGTCGTTGGTGTAGATGCGGCTGATGCCGAACTCGTCATTCAGATAGGCCCGCAGGTCGTTGTTGCGCACCAACTGGCCCACCATTGCGGAGCCGTTGATCGCCTTCTGGATGTTGGCGTTCTTGCGCAGGCTGTTCAGAACGGCCTTGCTGGTATAAACGCCGGTCAGCGGCACACCCTCGCTTTCAGCTTCTTCGGTCAACTCAAGAAGCTGCTCATCCAGCGGCATTGTCGCGCCCGTACCGATGTCAATGGTCTTGTTCAGGTTCCCGGCGGGCACACCGTAGTCCACGGTCAGGTCGAGGTTGTTCTCCTTAATGGTGATCTTGCCGGTGGCCAGCAGCTCATTCTTCGCAACCTTCGTGCGCGTGAACACCTGTTCGGCCAGCCGGTAGCCGTCGTTCAGCACCTTTTCAACCAGGGCGCTTTCGCGCTGTACGCCCCTGTCCATCAACGCCCGCAGACGCTCGCTCTGGTCGATCTTGACCTTGATGAGGCCCTTCTCGATGTTGTGGACATCCACGGGGAAGCGCAGGGTCTTCTGGCTCTCCACGTCAAAGGCGTGGAACTGCGCCATTACGGGGATGTTGTACTCGGAGGCCATGCTCTCCCACATGGCAACCAGGTTGTCGGTCTTGATGTCGCCGAAAAGCTGATCCACCGGGTCATTGGGCCGGGTCACGTCGAAGCCGACGTTCAGCCAGTAGTCCTTGGGGATCAGGCCGAAAATCTTGTTCTCGAAACTCATTTCCATGTCATTTCACCTCGCATTATCAGGTCTGGGCGGTCACGGTCGCATTGCCAGCGGCAACCGCCGCGCCGGTGCTGTCCGCGACAACCACGGTGATCTTCTTGCCGGTGGCGGCGGTGATGTCGGAAGTGCCGTTCCAGGAGGACCAGGCGGACACGTTCATGCCCAGCGTCACGCTCTCGGCGGCATCGCCCACCTTGTACTTGTAGCCCTCGCCAGCGCCGGGGGTATAGCCGCTCACGGTGATCTTGGTATCGCCGGAGGCCGTGCCCGCGGCAGAGTTTACCGTCAGAGCGGTCAAGCTGTCCGCCTCAAAGTTGGGGCGGATCACAGACGGGACACTGGCGTAGAACTTGAAGCCCTTCGCTTCAAGCGCCGCCTGTACGCCGCTTTCAGGCGCGGCGGGCAGCCTGTCCAGGTACACAACGCCCTTCGTCACCACAGAACCGGGCATATCGCCGGTGGTAACGTCCACGTCCTCGTACACGATGCCCTCAACGGTGCTGCTGTTGTTGGCCGGGTAGAACGCGCCCATAGGGACGTGCTTGCCGCCGGTCTCATCGGTCACAACCTGGGCGTGGTCGTCGGGGATAGTCCTCGTTTCACGGCTGCAAAGCTCTTCGGCCAGAAACCAGCCGGGGGCGTAGCCTACGCCCGTGCCATTCTGCACAAAAGACATATTTCGTCACTCCTTTATTCAGTCTTCGGGGCCGCGCCGTATCTGTCGGCGTGCCACTTTGCCGTCATTGCCCGTATCGCGTTGGCATCGATGCCGCCAGCGTCGCTCTTGGGCGGGGTCGCCGGGTTATCGCCCTTCGATTTCACTTCGGGGATATACCGGGCATATTTCTTCTTGATGTCGGCCTTGATGCTCTCCGCATCGGTCAACTCGCCCTTGTCGTCCAGCTTCATGCCGGAGTAGTCCGTCCCGGCCATTATCAGGTCGATGTCCGCAGCATCGATCTTCTCATCGGCCAGCAGCTTGCGGTGTGCTGCCTTGACGGAGGCCAGGGTCGCCTTGCTCGCCACGTCTGCCTTGTACTCGTCGAACGTCTTTTTCAGCGCGTCGTGCTTCTGCTTCCAGGCAGCGCTGGCCGCAGCGCTGTCCTCGGCGGTCTGCTTCTCCGCGTTCAGAGTTTCGATCTCGCTCAACTTGTCGTTGTAGCGCTTCTTGTCCACGAACTCGCGCCCGACTGCTGAACTGATGGCCGTTGCCAGCTTGTCCACGTCCACCTTGCCGTCCTCGCCTACGTGCTTTCTGATGAGAGCTTCAAAGTCCATCTGTTTCATCCTTTCTCGCTGTTACGGGAGCTACCCTAAAGATGATGTGTGCAAACCGTGACAGTTTGTCACGGATATAAAAACAGCGTCGGCCTTTCGGCGGGCGCTGGATTTATCGTATTCAGTTATGCGGGCGGGGATTTGCACCCCGCATAGTCAACTTTTGTATTGACCTCATTCTCTTAGCGTCTACTGAATCCATTTCGCGGAGTGGTACTGCGCTACTTTGGAGACTCATCCGACTTGCTATGGTCTATGCCATTATGGTCATTGCCATAAGTACGTCGGTCTGATCTATTCCGCCACCGCATGTTTTTTATGTTCTCGACGATATACAAACCACGGTTCATTCTCAATGACAGGATCGATCATATAGTTATCAAGATCATGCGTCCCTATGCACTTTGAACATAATTCAGACTTCAAGTCTTTTGCGTAATGCTTGCAAAGTATACACCTGCGAAGGTCGTCATGTTCTGCAACCGTGCTACCCTTTATGACTTCATGTAGTCCACAGCGCCCAGGGCAAAAACCGCAATACACAATATCACGTATTGTCAGCCCATATATGCACTTCTCACATATATCATCGCATTTTTCGTATGAACCGATATAATGTCTGTAATATGGCCGTCTATATATCATGCGTTGTCTGCGTTTTTAAGGTTGTCCCTGAATATCTTGATATACTCTTTGATGTGCTTCTCAAATGCCGGTCTTAAATGGGGCTGCGCCCGCACAAACCAGCCCTGCTTCCATTCGCCGTCGTCCTCGTCGAAATACCACCACGGGTCTGTCGAATGGTGACCGCGCTCGGCGTTATTGATGATCCAGTCCGGGGGCTGCTGGTAGTTGGGGCCTGTCCCTAACTCTACATCACTTTGTTATCGCAAGGGCTTTTTATCCCCTGCTTCTTATGGTTTCCCATAAGGTCGGCGTACATCACAAACCCGCGTCATTTCTGGCGCGGGTCTTCGGGCACTCTTGGAGGGGTTATTGCTCGCGTTATCGCTCACCCTCTACGCTCTACGGTGCCGGGTGCTGCTCCCGGTTACCTCGGAATTGCCATTTTACAGGTTTTTCCGATATTGCCCGATTATTCAATGCGTGTTGCCACGCAAGGCCGCATGTTTGTCTACGGTGCGTACTCTAACGGGCTGCCTACGCGCACGGCCTTTGCGGTCATGCTCACGTCCTTCATGTAGCTGTCCCTTAATGCCCCGGTATCGACGGGAGCGCCTTTATTGGCGTATTCAACGGCCTTGTCGCCGATCTCGTTCAGGGTCTTCTCGATAACCCCGTCCAGCGCGTCCAGCACCTTTTGACGGTTGTCGATCTTCACTCTAAAGCTGTGCCAGTTTTGCTTTTCGGCCATACGCTCACCCCATCAGCCTTTTGTGGAGCCTTGCAAGCTCGATCTCGCTCCCGGCCTTTAGAATTTGCCTGTCCCGCCATTTGCGGTACTCTATCGTCTCCCACGGCAATAGAAAGCGGCTGTATGTCCCCGGTGATCTCCCGGCGATATGCACCACCATCCGACACCTGCACCTGTATATCTCCTGCGGCGGGGCCTCCGGGTCATGCGGGTATCTCAAGTCGCCATACAGCCCGTGAAACTTCTTGTGAAGCGGTATCGTGTCCCCGTGCAGCCCCTTGTGGGACGGCCTGACCCGCAAATCCATGATGGATAGCCAGGTCTTTTCGATCTCGATGCCCTCTTTCTCGGCTTCAAGCCCCGCCATGTATGCCCCATAGTCCGAAGCACCATAAACCGACACCCGCGCCGCCGACACCATTTCATTCATCCGCGCATGGCTCATGCGCTGCGCAACGTCCTTTGCCAGCCCTTCAATGCGCACATCCCGCATCAGCGCCCCGGAGATCGCGCTCTGTAACCGCTGCTCGTTGTACTGTATGTCCGCTTTCTTCTTCAGTTTTCGCCGGTTCAGCAGTATCGCCAGCAGCCCCACGATGGCAAGCGTGATCGGCCACATCTCTACCCCGGTCTTTGCCAAAAAGAAAGCGGCATCGTTGAACCCGTCAACGAACGCCTGTTCTAATGCGTCATTGATGCGCCCTATGATGTCCGCATTGACACCTGTAAAGTCTTTTGCGATGCTCCGCCGCACCAGTACCCAGCGCGGGCCGGTGAACGCACCCATGACCCGCTGCATATACCGCGTCTTGCTCTCGCCGTCACGAAGCTGTAATGCCTTTAATTTGGGCTTCAAAAACGCCCTTAGTCTTTCTTCTGTGCGCTTCTGCGGGGCCATATATGCCCCACCCAGCCCCTTTAGC